TACTATTGCTGTTAGTGAGGTTGATGGAGATATTAACAGAGCTATGGACAAGGTAATGTCAGACCTATTAAAGTTATGTAAGAAGTTTGATGTATGGGTAGGTGTAGTGTCTCACTTAAGAAAGACTGGTATTGGCTCTATCTCTTATGAGCAAGGTGCTGAGGTAACTGAAGATAGTCTTAAGGGATCTGGTTCACTCAAACAGATTGCATTCCAAATCATAGCGTTCTCTAGAAATAAGTATGCTGAGACTGAGGAAGAAAGAAATCAGGTTAAGCTAACCGTGCTTAAGAATAGATTCACTGGTCGTACTGGCTATGCTGGTTCAGCTAAGTTTGATGACAAGACAGGTAGACTCCATAATGCTAAGGGTGCTACCATTATGAGTAACAATGAGTTTACTATTGAAGAAGAGATAACACTTGAAGAGGAGTATACAGATAAAGTACCGTTTTAATAATAATAAATAATAATAAGGAGTAAGACATGAACTACGTATTCGATATTGAGGCTAACGGTCTCTTGAATTCAGCGAATAAGGTTTGGTGTATAGTTCTCTATGACTTAGATAGTAAGGTAAGTACTACTTACACTGATGAGAAGGAGGGCTACGCTAGAGTGTCAGCTGCATTAGACTTAATGTCTAAGGCTGATAGTTTAATTGGTCACAACATCTACGCTTATGATTTACCATTACTAAAGAAGCTAAAGGGCTTTACATTTAATGGTAAGATAACTGATACACTAATACTATCTCAACTACTTAACTTTAGTAGACAAGGTGGTCATGGTTTAGCCTCATGGGGTGAGAATCTAGGTGTCGCTAAACCTGTTCAAGAGCAATGGTTGTTCTTCGAAGAGAGAATGCTTAACAGATGTGAGATGGATGTCAAGATTAATGTCAAAACTCTATTCATTCTAAGAAAAGAGTTTAAACAAGCTAAGATACCTGCTAAGGTAATCACTACTGAGTTTGAGACAGCTAGAATTAGTGCTCAACAGGTGGAGAATGGTTGGCTAGTAGATATAGAATTAGCTGAACAATACTTTGAATGGTTAAACAATGAGATAGATAGCTTAGCTAATAAGATAACACCATTGTTACCGCCTAATATCAAGCGATTAGATTCCTTAGGTAAGTTTGTATCACCTAAGTACACTAAGAAAGGTGACTTACACGCTCACTTAAGAAAGTATTGGGAGGGTTATGACTTCGGTATCCTAAATCCCGATGGTAGATTAGGTGGTACCTACTGTAGGGTTAAGATAATTCCTATCGAGATGACTCAACACGCTTTGATTAAGAACTTCTTACTTAAACAGGGTTGGGTTCCTACTGAATGGAACACGAAAGTAAATGATGATGGTAAGAATGAACGTACATCACCTAAATTAACTGAGGATAGCTTTGATACTATCGGTGGTGACTTAGGTAAAGATATAGCCTTACATATGGTGTACAGTCATAGGAGAAATATGTTACGGTCAGTTAAGAATGATAAGACTGGTTGGTTAAATACCGTGCGAGATGACAATAGGCTTGAATGTATTCCTATGACATTAGGCGCTGCGACTGGTCGTATGCGTCATAAGAACCTTGTTAACGTTCCTGGAGGTCACGCTACCTTTGGGGAAGAGTTAAGAAGTATCTTTGTAGCACCTAAGGGTAAGGTACTTGTGGGTTGTGACTTAGCTTCTGCTCAGTTAAGATTATTAGCTGCAGCGATGGGTGATGATGACTATAACATTACTGTTATTGAAGGTAAAGAAGAGGATGGTACTGACATTCACTCTGTTAATGCTAAGATCGCGGGGTTACTAGACCCTGACGGTAAGCCTAACAGAAAGATGGCTAAGACTTTCATCTATGGATTCTTGTTTGGTGCTGGTGATGCTAAGACTGCTAGTGATTTAGGTATTAAGACTAAAGAAGCTAAGGCTTTGAAGGCTAAGTTCCTTAAGGGGCTACCTGCATTAAGTAACATTAAGAATCATCTTGATAATCAGTTTGAGCATAGCGGTGGTAAATATATTGTCGCTCAAGATGGTAGAAAGATCCTATGTAATAGTAAACACAAGCTACTTAACTACTTACTACAAGGTAATGAGGCAATACTAACTAAGAACTGGATGGTTCTCTCTGATAAGAAGATTAGAGAAGCTGGTATTGATTGTAAGCTGTTAGCTGTGATGCACGATGAGCAGAACTTTGAGTGTGAACCTGATAGGGCCGATGAACTCGCTAAGATATTAGAGGAGTGTGCTACTGAGGCAGGGGATATGCTTAAGTTTAACTGTCGTATGGATGGTAACAGTAAAATAGGTAATAATTGGATGGAGATTCACTAATGAGTTGGTACTGTCAGATGGTAGATACAGAAAGAAGATGTATGGATTGGGGTTACTATATTAAAGACGGTTGGGACGAGAGTAAATCATTCTTGGTTGAGGAATATCAAGGGAGTTACTTTAAACCTGAGGAATTGAAGGAGAGATTATATGAAAAAGATTTATAGTGAGAAAGACCTACCACAAGGTAGTGAAGAATGGTTAGACGTAAGAAGAAATCATGGTACAGCTAGTGAGGCTGCATCTGCTTGTGAGATTAGTCCTTGGAAGCCTAAGAATAGGTACGAGTTGTATCAACTTAAACAAGGTAACATGAAGATTGATATGTCATTTGCTATGGCTCATGGTCATAAGTATGAAGATGAAGCTAGAATGGCAATACAAGATAGGTTAAATAAAATATTTGAGCCGATATGTATTACTAATGAGATAGAAGGACTATCTCTGATGGCCTCTCTTGATGGTATGGAGCAGATTACTGGTGAATCTATCCTTGAGATCAAGTGTCCTTTAAAGGGCTGTGATAGTCCTCTGTGGGATACCATGTATCGAGGAGAGGAATTACCTATTCAATATCAATTACAGATGACACAACAAATGTTATTAGCTGATGTAACTGAATGTCATTTCTGGGTGTATTGTGCTCGTACTTCACAAGGTAGGTATAGGCTATTTAAGCAAACACCTAGTCTAACTAGACAGGTACTAGATGGTTGGAAGGAATACTTCAAAGGTATACCTGAACCTGCTAAGACAGATGTAGTAGCAACTAGCACTCATGATTGGAATAGATTAACTGACGAGTGGTTAGGTATTAAGGCTCAAGTAGATGATTGGAATAGACAACTAGGTTGTGTTCGAGAAGAATTATTAAGAGCATGTGACGGACAATCATTTAAAGGTAATGGTGTAACAGTTAAGTATAACGATAAGGGGATGGCTAATGTCAGAAAAAGTTGAACATCATTGGGTAGGTGGGGATGCTAATCCAGAAAAATACTTTGGATTTATATATGAGATAACCTGTACTAAGGAAGATATCTCTTACATAGGTAGAAAATCTTTTTGGAAGATGAAGCCAGCCAAGTATAGATCATTAAAGGCTCCAGTCAGAGATAAAGGTAATCCTAAATGGCGTGAAGACTGTTGGAAAGAATCTGATTGGAGATTCTATACTGGTTCGTCTGACTCTTTCAACAAGAAGATAAAAGAACATGGTACTGAGTGCTTCATATTCAATATCCTAGAGACTTATTTAAGCTCAGGGTCACTCCACTATGCTGAAACAAGAAAGCTCATGACAACAAGAGCTCTCGAACAAGAAAGGTACTACAATAGTAGTGCTCAAGGTATTAAGTTTAGACCACCAAAAGAAGTAGGTAACTACTAGAACTCTATGGTGGGTAAGGAAAAGCTCTAAGTATCCCTTATAGGGAAAACCTAGGGCTCTCCCCCCGCCCCCCCTATACATAATAATAAGGATTTAAAATGAAAATAAATAACAATACTAAGAAGACCTGTATGCTATGCTACTTACTACCTCTTCCTTTAATAACTAAGATATACTCTTTCTTCATACTTCTATCTGCTAGAAGAATATTTGATAAAGCGAGAGCTAAAGGGAGAGCGTAATGAGTACTGCAGAAGAATTAACTAAGATGTTAGAAGTAGCTGTATCAGTAGTTGACAATGAGAATGTAACATTAGGTACTGCTAATTCTGCTGATGACTGCGTTCAGTCTTTACTAAAGAGTATGGCTAAGTTAGGATACGATAAGGTTAAGGAGAATAAATAATGGAGAGTCAAGTACAATTAACAGTGACTATAGCTTATGGAGATGACCCTAAGGTTATGCATCAAGAGACGTTACAATATAACTTTGAAATGTTAAGTGATAGTACTTGGTTACAGAGTTTCGTTAAACATATGGAGAATGATAATGACAACACAGAACCTAAGTCAAGAATTATTACTTAAACTAAATGATAACTACGATAAGATAGCTTCCTTATATAATGGTGGCATAGGTCTAGAAGAAATAGGAGACCACATGGGTATCACTGATACTGACATGTGGAAAATAGAAGAAGTAATGTTCGATATGTATCCTGTCTATACA